TTACAAGAAGTGATGACTCTTAAGATTCAAAACTTAAGCTACGTATCTCTATGTGTGTATATTCACTATGAGATGTAAAACTTAAGAGGGAATCTTAAGAGTCTCTACTATACTATAGCAACCTTTTTTCAGAGAATCCACATAGAATCTTAAACTTTTTTACAAGGTGTTGTATTTTAACAATTCTTTTTTCTTGACTGCAGTTAGGGAATCGGCCCTCCGGTGACAAACTGAAGGTGGGACCGAAGCCCCACCCCTAGCTCTTACCAACCTCCGTCGAAGTTGTTACCTTTCTTTCTGTTATCTTCAGTGGGGATAAGTCTTACATTGCTTGGTACGTGTAGGCCACACACAGTGTCGTTTAGAATCGGAACTATGTGGTCTAGCTCTTGGTCACCTTGCCTAATTGATTTAAGGAACCTTACATGCTTTGCTACATCTTTCTTAGCCCACTTGGGTGTCGCACACTTTTGCTGCATTGCACGTTTCTTCCCGTACCCTTTCTCCTTGTTAAAATTGTTGTGGTGTTCCTTGTTGTCTTTCTTCCACTTTGAGCGGTGGGAGGAGTCACAACTTTTACACCTTCCGTTAAGACCGTCTTTTTTAGTCTTGTCTCTTGAGAACTCCTCTACTGGTAGCTCTCGTTCACATACCCAACAATACTTCATGTAGTTTCTCCTATTACACGCACACTCAATATAATCACCCTGCCTAAAGAAGTCAACCCCAAAGTTTTTTCTTTTTGTTGGATTCTGAGGTGGCTACCACCGTTGCCAAATTGTCACACTGAGAATCTATAAGGTTCCATCGTTTTAATAACCCTGACAGGCTCTTGTGATCACATCCCCAGATACGAATCGTTTAATACTAAACTATCGCGCCAAACTAGTTCAACATTAAACCATTAGGATGTGACGTTAAAGTGACGCATGAGGATAAAACTAGGGAATGCTGAAGGAAAAACTTGACAGAGGGAGCGAAGGGTGCAGCACCTCTAGTTGAGAATCACTCGCAAGTAAGCGCAAGAATCCGCAACCTACTTGAGAATGATTCGCAAGTAAACCATTGGTAGCGGTAGTATATTACCCCACGCCGTAGCGCCACGGAGAAGCCCACACAGTGCCCATGTAGCGTATAGGCCAGTACCCTAGCACAAGACACAAGAAAGCCGCCCTAGCGTTAACTAGAGCGGCTCTATAGGCGGGTTGTGTAGCTAGTACCCTAGGCAAGACTCATAGATATAACCATTGTCACCCTGTGGAATACTATCAGACCTAGCGGCAAAGATTGACAAGCCAGCATCACGGCACAGGCCAACCCGCTCACGTATATCTAAGGTCTCCCAAGATTCCTGTGCAGCATTCCATTCTAATCCTGAGAAGTGATCTTCGTTAACAACGGGATAATCTGACAGGGCACACAATATATCATCCGCTTCTGTCAGAGCCTTAAGGTTAGACTCATGGATAGCTATCCATTCAACCCAACCAACGGCCCAGTGGGATTCCCTGACAATCTGCACAGTATCAGACTTGCCACCGATTGCCGCTAGTCCGCACTCAAAATTGGATTCTGTCAGAATGTCCGAGTCCCTGTGCCTGCCCAAGAAAACAAAACACTTATTAGAATAAACCCACGAGTCGGCCATTGCCATAAAATCAGAAGGGCGAGTCCAGCGTTTGATTGCCTTATATTCTGTCATTGTCAGTAATCCCCATATGTTTCGACTAGGTGTTCTGCGCATTCTGCTACACTATCAAAAGGCCCATGCCAGTCGGTGCAATCAAGAAACCCGCTTGCCGAAAGTCTGCAATAATACTGATTAGATTCCACGTCCATTTCCGATTGCATTAATTCATCCTCTATGTCCGAACCGATAAAGCATTCCGGCTGCATGAAAGAGTCCTTGAATATTTCGCGCATTGTTTGAATTGAATTTTCCATGATTTAAGATTCCCCATTCCGTAGATCAGTTATACGTGCATATTCTAAATCGAAAGCGTCACACGTTGATTCCAATTCTGTCACTCTATCCTCAAGTTCATTCCACAAGTCGAAGACTTCAACGTAGGGCGACTCTTGCAATGGCGATACGACCCATTCCAATTTACATGCAGGTTCAAATTTCATCACGCGACTCCTTCCATGTTCTCAATTTGATTTCCCGCAAGCTCTAAGCATTCATCTATAGCAGATTCCAACGCTTCCCTAAGCATATTACACAAGGCAAAGTATGCAATCCGGCTGGCCATGTCCCAAGGATCATTTAACGTCTCGATAGGTTCCGAACCCCAACAATCCATAAAATCAGATTCCGCTTGCTGGCAATCATGCAAGGGCAATGCCTCAAGAATCTTGATTCCGTAGTGTGTGTATATAGTCCAGTCCCAAGAATCGACCTCCTGACTCACCACGTCAAAAGACTCGTCACGCAAGGATTCCAGAGCGTCACGGTAATCTTCCCAAGAATCCAAATCGTTTTTGGCGGGCATGTCGGGAAGCATTTCCAAAGCGGATGATTTGCAGCGTTCTATGATATCAGAGTAAAGCATGTTAGGGTTCCTTTTCAGATTGCCTTAGTATTGAACACAACAACATCAAACCCGTTGCGACGCGCTATCTCACATGCCTTGCGGGCCTCAAGAATAGACATGAGCGGCAGAGTCGGGTCAATAGGCGTTGGGTCAGGCAAGAGCTCATGTTGTTCTTCGAAACGGGGACGTTGTGCGAGGGTATATGTTTTTGTCATTTGTTTGTTTCCTTGTTTGTGTGTTGATGTAGCCAATATGCCAAGCGATTCCCCCTATTGCAACAGGAAAACTTATATTGTAACAAATATCACGAAAGCGTTACTTGATTGAAATATGTTGACTCGTACGGAAGAATCACCTATACCTATAAGTACAGAAAAGGAGAAATGAAATGACCAAATCAGAAGCGATTCAAGTATATACAACATGCGCAGAGCGCATAGAAAAAGAGGACGGGAACTTGTCAAGCGTGGAATACAACATATTGATGCTGGCTATGCAGACTGCTGGTGCGATCCTAGAGAACAGGGTGAGACTGGTCCCTGCTGAATAAAACCAAAAAAGGGGCTTGCGAATCAACCGTAGGCCCCTTATATTAGAATCATCAAGTCGCAATAGCGCCGCGTGGGTCTTAAATGTGATCGCCAGAATGATCCGACCCTGCGCAAGTGAAACTTTCTGTAATAAAAATGTTACTTGACAATACCCGATTCGTTGTGGTACTATGAAGTGATTCCCTTGTGAAAAAGTAGTTTAATGGTTGAACTATCCAACTTTAGGTTGATTACGTTATAGTATAACACTTGTGACCCCGTCCAAGGGAATTGTTCGCCTGACCCCGTCCAAGGGAATTGTTCGCTTGAGGGGGTCCGATGGAAAAGCTCTTCAACCCCCGTCCGTAGGAATTGTTCGCTTGACCCCGGGTAGGGGAATGAACTATAAGTACCCCACTAATAGAAAAGGAATACAAAATGACCAACGAACTACTATGCCTAGCAGCAGCGATCTTCTTTGAGGCACGAGGAGAACCACACACAGGGCAAGAGCTTGTAGCTGAGGTAGTGATGAACAGGGTAGAGCATGAGAGGTTCCCTGATACAGTATGTGGTGTAGTTTATGAGCATAAGCAATTCTCCTTCACACATGATGGCCTGAGTGACGACCCTAAAGAATATACTGCACCAGAGGATACTAAAATGTACCATAAGTCATTGATTCTAGCGCAAGATTACCTTGATGGTTACCGCCTTGGGAGTACCTCTACTCACTATCATACCACTTATGTAGCTCCATTTTGGAAGGATCATTTTAAGGTGGATGGTCTTTTTGGAGATCATATTTTTTACACTTGTGGTGGTTTTTGCTAGTTGACCTTTTTAGCGAATCACTTATATAGATACTCATCAGACAGCAACATAGACGGAGTAAGTAGAATGAGAGTTCAAGCGACAGTAAACTATGATGACATCCAAGCAGTATTTTCAGCTACCTTGGTTAAGGATGACTATGGTGTACCCGGTAGCCCTACTTGGTGGACACCTGAAGACATCACCTTGGAAGAGGTTACTATCTTGGATGTCACTTTTTCAGGTAAGAAAGAGCTTGACACTCTACCTGATAAGCTGGTAGAAGCACTTTATGAGATGATTACTGATGAAGAGGAGTGGAACTAATGATGCTTGAGAAGTATGCAGTTTTTCAAACAGAAGGTGACTACAACGATACTCTTGTAGCTATTTTTTTGTGTGACTTTGACGCTAAGACTTTTGTTGCTCGTAATTATAGTGAAAGGCTCTACGTAAAAGAGGTTCAAGTGGAGCACGATGAGTGGCTTAATGTTTCTAACCAAGAGGGGAAAGACGATGAAGAAGATGTGGGCTGTAGTTGAGACAGAGTGTGAAGAGTGTCAGGTTCTTGTAGGTGTTTTTATGATGAAGGAGGACGCACAGGCTCTATTAAGCACCTTTTCAACAGATAGCGGCTGCTATGAGGTACGAGAGTTTGACCTTGACTGGGGCCACTGGATCGAGTATCGTAAGGCACTAGGGATTTACTAAAGGAGCACTAAAGATGAAATTAGGTAGTGTAGAACTAGGGGAGCTTCCTGACAAGCACTATGCAACAGAGGTGTTTGCAGAAGTTAATGATGGAATATTCCGCATAGATATTTGCGGATACGGACCTAAGCCATCTAAAAGAGAACTTGACAACGGGTGGCAAATGGATTATGGAATGGATCATGTAGAGAGTGAAGAGCACCTCTTTTTAGCAAACCTTATTGTGGAGGCACTGAAAAACTATGAACACTATGAGTAAAGAACAAGTTAAGTTTCAGCTTGCAGAGATCGGCTACGACAAGGAGTTTGTAGTTATTTTTTACAAAGTGAACGGTGAGCAACGTAAGATGCGCTGTAAGATGGAAGTACCTGTTGGTAAACCTAAGCATCCTGACGTAGTACCTGTAGTGGACCTTGACAAAGACTCATGGCGGTCCTTTCGTGTAGACTCTGTTAGGTCGATAGTACCTATCTCTGTTGCTTCACTGACATACTGAAGGAGGAGTATGATGAAAACTGGTGGTACTCAAGTTAAGATGCCAGAGAACAATCGCGTAAAGGTAAACTCAGGTGACACTGTACGGTGTATTAAATCTCAAAGCTGTGCCTACACTGAAGGTAAGACCTACGAGGTGTACACCAACGACAAGGGTTGGAAATGTGTTAGAGGTGATGATGGATTAGAGGATATTTGGAGTATGATGGTGAGTAGTTTTACTAAGGTGGGGGATAACTAATGAACACCTACAGCTTTGACTTTGAGTGGCTTGACGAAGTGTACTATGTAGATGCAGAGGTACTTGAGGATGGTCTGTTTACAACTGAGGGAGATGACTTTATTCCCTATGAGCAACCTATTTTTGGTATCACCCTAACTGACCACAAAGGGGAGGAGCTTGAGTACGCTGATGACATCTTGGTTGACATTGCTACACAAATACTAATAAACCTCTATTGGTTTGAACTAGAGCTAGAGGAGGCTAACTAATGAATAACGATCTAGTGAAGCGGCTGCGCAATCATATTGCTGTGGTTTTTGACAATAAAGGCCATGTCTTTGAATCTGAGACGCTTTGTGACGAAGCCGCCGACGAAATTGAAAAGCTGCAAGCGCGGGTCGCTGAGTTGGAGGATGTTTTAGGTGCTTTAGTATTTTGTGAAGATGCAGAGTTTTACCCCGGCGCAATTGCACCAGAACGGATTTGGATGGACCCTGACATAAAGTTCCCAGAGTGCGAAAAGCAGTATGAGTGCGACGTCAGGGCCGAAATGCTGAAAGGACAGACGATGAGTGACAATACCGATGATATGAATGACTTTGTTTTGTTAGCTATAGCCCGAGATGAGGCGGTCTCTAGGGTAAAGGAACTGGAAGCCAAGCTGGCGAAGGCGGTGGATGCTTTGAGGGGTGTGATGATGCACATGCCAGACTACGCAGACACGGTGTGGACCGACGCCCGCACCACCCTCACAGAACTGACAGGAGGCAAGGATGAGTGACGATCTGGTGAAGCAGTTGCGTGATGATCAGCCTGTAACGCAAGACATGGTAAGCACGATGCAATGCGCTTTGCAAGATGCCGCCGCCGACTGCATCGAAGCCCTAGAGGCCCGTGTCTCAGCTGCGGAAAAGGCACTTTCGCAAGCCTGCGCGAGCTTAGACGGGATCGACGCAACCGGCCCTCAAGAGTTTTATCTAGCCCTCGCAGCCTACCAAGCTACAAAGGAGGGGGAGTGATGTTCAGCGGATACGCTATCGTCCCGCCCGTTTCGCCTTGGGATGAAAAGCACAAAGAGGCGATCCAGATGGATAACGCACGCCGAACCATCGGGGCGACTGAGGCCGAGGCATGGGCGAGACATTGTCAATTCGGAATTAAGAATGTCGAGCCGTCTGAACGGTCGCGCATCATCCAGCACTGGCACGATAGAGGCTACCGCGTCGTTCCTGTGCGTATTGAATTGATTGAATCCAAGGGCCAGAGCGATGGTTGATAAAATCACAATGGTCTGCGGCTCATGCGGCAAGCGGGCGGATACACCGCGCTGTGACACGGACCCACCGCAGGCCGTCGAGTTGCACGGGATCACCTGCCCGGACTGCGACAACGGGGGCTTTGACATGCCGTCGTATTTCGATGCGAACGGGGCCGAACTAGATGAACGACTAACCTGCATCAGTACACGCTTGAAGGAAGTCAACAAAGAGATTGAAGAGGTAGAGTGGAACTGTGATACCCTAGAACTGGGACCAGATAAACTACAGGCTCTCTACCTTGAGCGTGAGCATCTACAATATCTACTACAGAAAGGAGATTTTTATGTCCCAAACTTTTGATGAACTTGAGATGGTGAGTATGACTGAAGAACAGCACAAAAGGGTTAATGAGTTGGCGCTTGAGGTGTACCAACTTTTCCTAGAGAAGTACCCTGAAGATATGGTACACGAAGAAGAAGAAGTTGGGCTTGTAGGTACCGCTTACGGGTATATGCTTATCTTAGCTACTCTGGGTTATAAACCTGATGAGATGGGTCAAGACGCGGTAGAGGGTGTGAAGAAAATTATGGAGTTGGTGGAAAATGACTAAGCAGAAATCACAAAGAGTACTTACCTCTGTTGTTGGAGATGACACCACCACCTACTTTGATAGTATAACTACGGTGGAAGGTACCTTCACGGACACCTTTGAAGAAAATGTAGGTATCATTGGTGTAGAGGAAGTAGAAGAGCATGAGGATGGTTCAGCTACCTACAGCTTTCACTATGATGAGAGTACTAGAGACAAACTGGCAGCTTTTGGTATTGAGTTGATTATCGTGTGTGCTGCTTATGGTTGGGATATTCAAGATGCACTGGATAGCTTGAAACGATAGGGTAATACTGATGACTGAACAAGAAATCCTAAGCATGTGTGAGAAGCTGGCAGGTAAGTACAAGACACCACAACACTTTGATGATCTAGTGTCTGAGGGAGTGTTGGCTTGTTATGAAGTACTCGCCCAAGACCCGAACCCACACCCTGCACAGCTATGGCGTATGGCTAACAGGCGTATGTACGACTACGCTAACTTCGACACAAACCCCTTGAGCATCCCTGCTAGTGATACAGCCCGCAAGGTGTCTAGGGGTACTGGAGAGATCACAGGTGGTTACTCAGAGAGCGGCATACGGCATCTGGAGCGTACTCTGAGTGCTGAGGTTGTAGAGATAGACGACTTCATGGCTTACGCGCCAGACCATGCTGACGAGTACGAGAAGAATGACTATGAGGCTCACGTAATGAGTGTTGCAGTAACTACACTTGACCTAAGGGAACTTAATGTTCTTCGTGGCCTATTTTTTGAGGGTAAGACTAGAGAGGAACTAGGTGATGAGATGGGTGTTACCGGAACTACAATATCTAGGTGGGAAGGGGACATGCTCAAGAAGCTACGAAGTAAACTGTAACAAAATGTGATGTGAGTTATTGGGGAAAAGGTTGCTATAGTATAGTACCCCCTCCAAGAAAGACTCTTAAGTTTTCAATCTTAAGCATTGATCTCTTAGAGTATATACATTACATGTAGATAAGAATCTTAAGATTGAATCTTAAGAGTCACTAAGAAAGGATGTGTAGTTTTGACAGAGATAACGCATAAACCTTGTCCCTTCGTTGCTTGTGGCTCTTCTGACGCCTTCGACTACAACAGTGATAAGATGACTGGTCATTGTAAGTCTTGCAACCGAGGTTATCCCTCACGGGAGGACAAGTTTGAGTGGGCTGATGAAGAGTACCCAACAAAGGGTTTTACACCTAAAGCTATAGAAGAGGAACTACCAGTGTTTGACGATACAAACTGTAATGGTGTAGTGGAGAGTGAAGGAAGGTATGTAGCTAGTAGGGGTATCACTACAGGTTCTATGGAGTTCTATGGTGTAAAGACCTATGGTGACCGTCAGGAGTACCCTTACCCAAGTGGAGGTATCAAGGTACGGAAGATGCCTAAAGAGTTCTACGCTAAGAATGGTTTTCGAGGTCAAGAACTGTTTGGTATGAATTTGTTTCCTGCTGGTAGTAGCAAGATGGTGACTGTAGTTGAGGGTGAGTTAGATGCTATGTCTGCCTTCCAGATGCTATCTGACAATAGGTTCACAAGTCCTGTAGTCTCACTACCTAGTGCTAGTCCTTCTGGTAAACTGTGGGAGAAGTGTAAGGGTTGGCTTGACAGTTTTGATAAGATCATCCTGAGTTTGGATAATGATGAGCCGGGACGTAAGGTAGCAGAGACTATGTTCGATCTGTTCGTCGGTAAAGTCTATATAATGAACCACGGAGAGTATAAGGACGCTAACGACTTCCTTCAAGCGGGTAAGCAACGTGAGTACAAGAGTGCATGGTGGGCAGCTAAGAAATACTCTCCAGCAGGCTTTGTTAGTGGTGCTGAGGACTGGCTTAAGGCTGTTAGGGAGGAGACCCCCTATGAGTACACAGAGACACCTGTAGAGGCTCTCAATAAGGTTATGCGAGGGTGGATCAAGGGAGGCATTACTGTAGTTAAGGCACCACCGGGTGTGGGTAAGACAAGCCTCTTTCGATATGTCCAGCACGACTTGGTTAAGAACAAGGGTAAAATTGTAGCTAACTTAGCTATGGAAGAAATGAAGTCCACAACAGCACGAGGGATGGCTACATATGAACTAGGGTTTAACGTCAACACTGAAGAGGATCAGAAGCTAAACCACATTAGTAATGAGGAGTTTGAGGAAGCTCTACTTGATGTGGTTGGTAATGAGAAGTTTGTGTCCTTTGACATTGACCCTCATGACCCACTTGAGTCAACGCTTAAGCAATGTAAACACGCCATTACGATCTATGGTGCTGACTACATCTTCATTGACCACCTACAGCGTCTTGCTTACTTGAGTGGTGTGGATGGTGCTACAAGTGCTCTGACTGAGTTGGGTGTTAAGCTGGTGGAGTTGGCGAAGCGTAAGAATGTTGGGATTATCTGTATCTCTCACGTAAACAATGATGGTCATACTAAATATGCTAAGAGTGTTGAGGAAGAGGCTATCATCCTACTTGAGCTACAGCGTGATAAACTAGCAGAGGATGCTGATGACAAGAACACTACACACTTAACTGTGACCAAGAACCGACCTTTTGCTACTACTGGACCTGCTGGTATGTTGCGTTATGATGTAGACACTACAATGGTTCAAGAGTATAAAGGACCAGAGGAACCTAAGACACCTGAAACAAGAGAGGACGTACCGTTTTGAGGACAATCGTAATAGACAGTGAATCAGACGGTCTTGCCTATGACTGCACAAAGATACACGTTCTTAGTTACACAAGAGATGGAGAGACCTACCACAGCACAGGTGACTACGATGACATGAGGGCAGTCCTTAACAGTGCAGACTTGATCGTGGCTCATAATAGTATCCGACATGATATGGTAGTGTTTAATCGTATCCTTGGTATCCCTATGGACTTCACGAAGTGGGCAGATACTCTAGCATTGTCTTGGTACCTTTACCCTGATCACCAACGTCATGGCCTAGCTGATTGGGGAAGAGACCTTGGTGTAGTCAAGCCTCACGTAGAAGACTGGCAGAACCTTAGTTTCGAGGAATATGCTCATCGGTGTGAGGAAGACACTAAGATTAACTGGATGCTTTGGAAGAAAATGGAACGGAGATTGGAGGAAATCTATGGGTGATTGGTCTTATATGAACTTCTGGGAGGACAGGTTTTACGAGAGCCTTGAAGGTAAAAACTACCAAGAGCTTACAGATGTAGTTGACTACTGCTACTCTATGGCTAATAAGCTAAGTAAAAATTACTCAGACGGAAAAGGTAATGAGAGGTCAATGTGGAAAGAGAAAGCTAAAATGGCTATTGCACTAAGAGATGGTAAGAGGCGACCAGTTTGAGGGGGATAACTGATGATATGCTATAAAGATAAAACCTTCTGTTTTTCTGACTGTACTCGTAGTGATTGCTACAGATACTTCAGTGAGGAAGACAGTGAGGGTGCCAAAGAGTGGGCTAAGGTTTTGGGTGTAAAAGAGGTATCTATTGCTTGGAGTGATTACTCTAGTACTTGTTTTTGGTATAAACCACCTATTAAGGAGTAGAAATGAACAGTGATATCCTAAGGTTTATAAGGTATCTCTCTTTCAAGATGGATTGTCTTCGAGAGCAAGAGGCTAACCCACTTACTTTGGACGTAGATAAGTGCGAACAACACCTAAGTGAACTAGAAGCTATGAAGGAGGAAAAGACAGAAGCTCTTAAAGAGGCAATGCCTAAGAATCCTATCACCAAGAAAAAGGAGAAGCCAAAGGTAATCTACAAAGCTGACGATAGCCTTAGTAAGCACGGTGAGACTTGGTTTAACCTCCTTAGGGAACTCAAGTTACCAGACGACACTGCTGGGCCTGTGACTTATGTTGATGGCTATGAGGATGGTAACCCTAACTCTACAGACCAAGTGAAGTCTTGGTTATCTTCTCTAGGTTGGGAGCCTCGGACTTGGAAGTACATCCGTAACAAGAATACGGGAGAAGAGCGTAAGATTGAACAAGTACGTAAGAATGGTCTTTTGTGTGAGAGTGTCCGAGAGTTGGTATCCAAAGACCCTGCCATTGAAATGCTTGATGGTCTAACGGTTATTAGTCACCGCATAGGAGTTCTCAAGGGCTTCCTAAACAATGAAAAGAATGGTAAGGTAGTGGCTAGTGCAGGAGGTTTTACTAACACACTCAGGCTCCAGCACAGAGCGCCTGTGGTCAATCTACCCGGTGTGGAGGCTAGTTGGGGTGCGGAGATTAGGGGTTGTATCGTCGCAAAAGATGCGGAGAATGTCCTAGTTGGTGCTGATGTGAGTTCTTTGGAGGATATGACTAAGAGGCACTACATCAAACCTCTTGATCCACAGTTTGTAGAAGACATGAGTAGAGATGGTTATGACGCACACTTGGACTTGGCTCTACACGCAGGGGCAGTAACACAGGAGGACATTGACAAGCACAACACTGGTGAGATTAACCTGAAGAGTCTTCGTAGTAAGTACAAAGCAGCAAACTATAGCTGTGTATATGGTGTAGGAGCGCCTAAGTTGGCTCGTGAGACTGGTATGAGGGAAAAGGAGGCTAAGGCACTCATAGACGCTTACTGGGACCGTAACTGGGCTGTGAAGAAGGTAGCTAAGAACCAGTACGTGAAGAAGCTCAAGGATGATAGCATGTGGCTCAAGAACTCTGTCAGTGGGTTTTACCATAACTTACGCTATGAGAAGGATCGTTGGTCAACTACAAACCAGTCTACGGGTGTGTATGTGTTTGATATGTGGGTTGGCTTCTGTAGGGCTATGGGTCTTACAATCAGTATGCAGTACCATGATGAGGTTCTGTTCAGTGTTAAAAAGGGGGATGAAGAGCGTGTAAGTAAGATATTACATGAAGCAATGGCTAAGGTTAATGAGAAACTTAAGCTGAATGTGACTATTGAGATTGAAGAACAGTATGGGGACTCTTATGCAGCAGTACACTAATAGAATCCCTTTCCCACCGCCTACTTAAACAAGTGACTCAAAAGCAACACTGATTCGCCATATACACTATCTGTGTGAGAATCGCCAGAAAAGGTTGCTATAGTATTATACAGAGGGCAAAAGGAGATACACATGCCTAAATACACAATGGAAATGGTCTTGGAATATGCTAAGGTTTTCCCCCAAAATGCAGACATGGGAGACCCTAACGGAAACAAGACTC